ATGGCGTCTCTTAAGGTCAGAAAACGCGGGGAAAAAGAATATTGGTACGCTCGGGTCCAGAGGTCGGGAAAGGCTTTCGAAAAGTGCATCGGCCTCAAGTCGTCGATCAGCAAGACGGAGGCCACACTTCGACTGGCCGACTTCATCCGTGAGGTAGAGGCGGGGGCCGTTGAGACACTGAAAAAGCGTGTCACTTTCGCGGAGCTGTGGGAAAAAGCGCTTGCTTCCATTGCAGAGGTTAAGTGCTGGAAAAATCCAAAGACGATCGTTTCCTGGCGATTGTCCTTTGGCGTCTATGCGTGCCGAGCTTTTGGCGGCAAACCGGTAAGCGCTATTACGAGAGACGATATCGTCGCGCTACTTAAGCCAATCTGGGCGACGAAGACGGCGACGGCATCAAAGGTGCGCGTCCGTATGGAAACGTTTTTCGCCTGGGCGATCGCAAGCGGCTACTACTCGCAGCCGAACCCCGCAGTCTGGAAAGGCAATCTTGACCTCTTCCTGCCCCCAAAGTCGAAGGTTCACCAGGAAGACCACCACGAGGCGCCCGAGATGGATGAGTTGCGCAAAGCCGTCCGGTACTGCCTCGCACATCCGTCGCCTGCGAGCGGCCTGCTTCTTTTTGTGATCGCGACCGTCTCGCGAGTGAGTGAGGCACGTCTGGCGCGGCCGCGTGAAATCGAAAATGCTGTTTGGGAATTGCCGGCAGAGCGGCGTAAAGATGGGAAAGATGAGCCGCACCGGGTGCCGCTGTCGAAGCTTGCAAGTCTTGCTTTGACGATGCGCTCGAGTGAGGGCGACTATCTTTTTAGTGCTGATGGCAGAAAGCCCCTGGCGCTCGATACGGCGCGCCTGAAGCTTTGCATGATTCTTGACCGAAAGGTGACCGTTCATGGAATACGGTCTACCTTCCGCGATTGGGCGGCCGTTTCCGGCATCGATTTTGTCGCTGCCGAAAAGGCGCTGATGCATTCGGTGGGAAGCGCCGTGACGCGAGCGTACCTGCGAGAGGATATGCTCGACGCCAGGCGCGAAATTATGGAGAAATGGGCCGACGCGCTGCTCATTGCTGAAAAGCACTCGCCCTAACGTTTTTTTCGGTGGCGGCGCGCATCTTCTCCATTGCCATGACGACCGACCGGCGGAACCAGACGTTTTTGCGTCCGCGTCGGATCGGCGCGGGGAGGCGATGTTCGCGCACCTCTTGGCGCAATTTGTCTTCTCCGCAACCAAGAAATCGGCACATTGCTTTGACGTCCAAAAATTCGTTCTCTTCCATTTGTCCCTCTATCGAAAAAAAATCCCGAGGGCGTTCGGCTCTCGGGGTTGTGGTTTTGATGCTGCTGGCGGCCTAAGAGGTTACGGTTTATATGGGGCGGGCAGCTCTGCCCAAGCGACAACGTTTTCGAATTGGGCAAACGCTTGAGACTTAAACATTTCAACTTCATACTTTCCATCGGAAAGTGCGACCAAAAACGCTCCTTCCTTTGAAGGGAGGCCGTTTTCCACTTCGTGCCAGAATGCACCTTCTCCCTTGGCTTCGTAAAAAAAGGGAAAAGTCATCCAAGCGACTACGCAGCCGCAGTCGTAAAAGAACCAATCATCGATGCCGGACAAGATCCCATATTCATCGAGATCAACTTCTCCGTTGCTTGTGGTGACAAGGCAAACGCTGCCTCGCTCAGGCTGTTTGCCTGTTGGCATGGCTCTAGGAGCTTGCAGACGATGCTTGACTCGCTGCTCGAACTCTTCTGGCGACGCCAATCTGTTCCCGACGGGGTTCCAAACAAAATTCTCGGTCATCAGAGTGTTTCCTTGTGCGGTTCAGGCATTTCCGCCCATGTCGTGGGCGGTGATTTTGTCTTTCAGCATTCGCTTGCCTTCTCATTACCATCCAGCCTGTTGATGGTTCGCTGGGTCTTGAATATCTCGATACTGCGCACCATCCTGGCGGCGTCGTATGCAGGCTCAAAGCGCTGCTGCACGAGGTAGACAACCTGCTCGAGAATCACGCGCACGTCGGCAATTTCCTCGAGCAGGTTCGACAGGCGGCCCCACTTGTCGCGTCTTTCGTCGTCCAGGTGGCAGATGGCCGCAATGCACTCTGCAAGCTCTTCGGTCGCTTTCTGCATCTGATGCTCGTAGCCGTAGTGGTCAGCGATTCTTTTCAGTCTTTCGTCCATTTTTCGGTCCTTCAAGACATTTCTCCTGCGAGTCGAAGCGCGTAGGTGCAGCGGTTGACGCGCGCCATGCGCTCGATGATCGATTGAATTTCTTTTGTGTTTTCCAGTTCGCGTCGAAGTTCTTCGCGTGACGCGCTCTCGTAATTTTTCCGCGGCGGCGCAAGCATGCCCGCTTCTTGTGCTGTCGGTCGGGGAGGGTAAAGAGACACTCTCGCGAAGTCGAAGCCGTAAGCGCACGACGCCTTCAGGCATTCCTTGCAAACCGTGTCAGCGTCGATTTGAGCTTTCGGATTTACGTACGCCCAGTAGGGCCGGCGGCCGTCCGAGACGTTGGTTTTCGGGAGTTCGATTTTGAACCTCCCCCACCCGTGGGCTTTCCTGAGGGATTCTGCGAGCATAAAACGACCGCTTCGCTTGGGCGTGTTGAAGTCGACGAAAAACACCGCCACGCTGCTGCTGAAAAAAGCGGCGTCAGCGTAACTCTTTGCGGAACCTTTCACTTGCATCTCCTACTTGCGGGAGTCTCCCGCACTTTTTTCTGAGTTCGCGGTAATGCGTGATCTTGCGATTGAGCCACATGACTCTATCAACCGCCTCTACGGGCATGTCGTCCATGTCTTCGCTCACCATGAAAATGTCGAGCACGCGCACGGGGTCGGCATCGAGGGCTGCGTTGAGGACGACACCCGCGATCTGGATGCCGTTGCGGATAGCCTCAACCTCATCTCCCGTTGCCGTGTAGTGCCCGAGCTTTTCGCCTCGCTTCTCGAGACTCGAGACGGCCTTCTGCAACGCAACCCATTCGTCGGCGTATGTCTCGATGCAGTAATCCGAGTCGATTCCATAGGCGGCATACAGGCAGAAGGTGACGAGCGTCACCATCTTGTGCAGGTGGATCATCTCTTCTCGGCTCATCTGTCCCGTGTGCAGCTTGAGCTCGACGGCCAGCTCGATACGTCTGTAGTCTTCCTTGACCTGTGCCAGGGACGCTTCGGTGAATGTCTGAGGCGCCTTCAAGTACTTCGTTGGGTTGTAGTGCTTGGTGCGCTTTTTATTTGGCTTTGGCATTTCTGCCTCTCGAAAAAAAAGCCCCGCGATTGCGAGGCTGTGTGTGGGTACGAAAAAGCCGCCCGGAGGCGGCTCAAAAAAGAATTAGAGGTTAAGAATTCGGCTCCAAGGGCAGTGTCATTTGACCGCCAAATCGGTCGACAATCTTTTGTTCGTACTCTTCCCTGGTTTGAGATGATTCGGCCATCTCCAAAACTCTGCCAAGCTGGAAACGAAGCGCCTTGGTGCCGATGTCGCTCAGGAACTGGAACAACTTCTTGTTTGTGCCGGTATCGTGACTGTGTTTTTGGTCTCGTAAGAGCTTCAAAATTCTCCCGTTGCTTTTTGCCAACGGCGTGTATACATGAGCGATTGTGAGAGACTTGAACTTCCATGGCCAGCCGCGCTCAGGCATAGGAATGTCATACAGTCGCGTCCATTCCTGATACAACTCTATTGGGAATTCGCTTTCGTATCGTTTTGCTTCCTCTTGAACAAAGCGTCGGAAAGCGATCAGGAATTGTTCTTTGGTAGAGTCAAGTCCAACAACCTTGTAAATAAGTTCCTGAATGCCTAGCTTTGCGCAAGCTCCAGTGATAATCGTTGCGGCTCGAATGAGGTGTTGTTGGTTTTTTGTGAGCTTCCCATCCTCGTTGGCCTTGATGATCGCTCTGCAAACGTCTATAAGGATCGTCACGTCGTAGCCGTAGACCTCAACTTCGGGGCCATTGAGGGAGCTCTGAAATACAAGGGGTTTTTGAACTTTTTTAGAAAGTTCCGGCCCAGCATAAGCGCTTATTGTTTTCCCGCTCATGAACCGAATGAAAGCGGTTCCGCCGCCCCCCATCAACCCCAACGCTACTGCCACTCCTCTCTGGCTTATGACGGCGGTTCGATTATCGTCGTTCAGGACGTAGCAATCGACATCAACCCCCAAGTCCTTCTGAAGGTTTCCGAAATACAGCGCTTTCAGATGCCGATATTGAGCTGCTTTTCTAGCGATTTCGCTTCTATCTTTCGGAGTCAGAGATTTTGCTCTTGCCTTTCCTCCTTTTGATTGTTTTGTGTCTTGCATATAGATACCACATGAATTAAATACATGTGCAAATTCTAGCAAGCATTCGAGAAAATATCTTGCTTGCTAAAAAATTGCCCAATATAAGCGCAAAGCCCGAGTGTTCCAGACTTGAAGAGAGTGCGAAAAAGCCGCCCGGGGGAGACCCAAAAAGAAAGAGCCCCTGACATGGTCAGGAGCCCTTTCAGTGTTCGTTTCGAAGGGACGATGAGTTATGCAGAAGAAACAGAAACGTTCAGCTGGCGGTTCAAAGCATAAAGGGCTCGGGCAATAGTGTCAATTTTGGTCGCATGATGCAGATCGGTTATGCGATTGACCTCTTGTCGAGAAACGCCCAATTTTTTGGCTAGGTCGACGGGGCGTGTCTTTGTTTCGACCATAGCATTTAAGAGCAGGACTTTAGCGATGACGGAAGGAGGCAATTCTACGATTAGGTCTTCTGGGGAAGCGCTGGATGGGTTAGGGAACGGACGCTGCTCTTCGATGTAAAAATCGATGGCTGTAATAAGTGCGTCCAGCGCGTTAGCTTTAAGTTCCTCCATGGTGGCTGCTTCGGTCAAAGCTTCAGGGACATCCTTGAAGGAAGCAATAAATCCGCCATCGCCGTTCGGCTCAACTTGCGCGGGAAAGCGGAAAGCAGACGACACGGCAAATTTTCCTTTTCTTTTTCCGCTGATGATATCGAGGGGGAGCCACCCCCCTCGGTTCATCAAACGAACTTGTTAACTAGGTAACCCAAGTTGTCTTTTGATCTTCTTTGCGAACGCGTCGGAGATCTCTTGGCTTGGGTGCCGCGGGCAAGTGGCTTGCTTGCCTTTGTAGTAGAGCTTGAGGTGGCGGGTGCCGTTCTCAATCCTTACCCCTGCGGCCCTTAGTTCGTCGATGAAGGTTTTATGCTTCATAGGCATCTCCTTCAAAACGAACACTGCAACTGTACACATATTTGTGCACGTTGTCAACAAAAATGATTGCAAAAGTCTCGCTGGGGCGGCTTGGTGATTAGTTCAGAAGGAAGGCCGCCGCCTGCGCAGTACCCTACGCTTGCACACATCACAGACGGCGGCCGAAGGGGTTACGGGTGGGGAGGCTCTGGCAACTCTGCCCAGGCCGTGACACACCAGCCCTTATCGGTGCCATCCCAGTCGAGCAGCAAAAAGCCGCCCGAAGGCGGCTTACTGAGTTGCTTACGCAGCGTCAAACTTCAGAGCCGGCTCAAGCAGCCCGTCTTTAGCCAGCTTCTCGCAGATGTACTGCAAGCCCTTTGCGGTGAGGTGGCAGTACGGCTTTTCCTGCGGGTTCCCGTTCGAGTCGGTCCAGTGGGCGTAGCGCAGGACCGCGCGGCCGGCAAGGATGTGCTCCTGCTTTGGCGTGTCAGCGTTCGCGTAGAGAAACCCGATCTGCCGCATGTAGTCCTTGAACTTGCGGGGCGGGTAGCCGATGACCTTTGCCGCGTTGGTGATGGTCATCGACTCGTTGGCCGCCATGATCCTATCGAGGTAGCTGATCTTGGGCTCGTCTTCCTTGACCTTCAGCGCGAGGGTCTGATTCTTTTCGGCGAGGTCCGCGGCAAGTCGCAGTGCCTCGGGCAGGCTCTGGGGGATTTGCTGAGCGCGGCTCTTGGCGAGTTCGTCCCGGCACTGACGGAACGCCTGCACGAGACGGATCTTGAGCTTGCGGGCAATCTCGGTGTTTTTCAGGAAGGTGAAGAGCAGCGTCGTTTGGTCCTCGTTGAGCCAGGCGACTTCTTTTTTCTGCGTGCCGCCGGCGGTTTCAAAGGGTCGCATTTCAAATGCGACCCTTCCGAACGCTTCAAAATCAGGGATGTACTTGCGGATGAGCTGGAGCACGGCCCGATGCTCAACCTTGACGCCATCGGCGATTGTGATAGAGTCGACGACGGCCACGCCGTCATTGTTGATGGTGATAAGGTCTTGCATGATTATTCCTCTTCGATTTCGGTTGCGGTGTGGATGACTTCGAGCGTCTCGAGCAGGGAGGCGCAGAGACGGATAGCGTCGGTCGCAGACTGGATGTCGAGCAACGGGCTTGTTGAGAGAAGAGCGTCGGATAGGGCGGTCATAACCGCCTGACAGCCGCGAGAAATTTCGGAACGCGCGGTGGAGAGGTCTTCGGATGCCAAATCGCCGGTGATGGCGTGGCTTACAGCGAACGCGAGGTCGTATGTCCTCAGTTCGGAGGATGGTGTGGCTTGCATGGCAAGACTCCTAAGGATTGTGAATGGAGCCTCGCGCCACTTTCTGACGGTGGTGAGCGAGGCACTGCGGGGTCAGAAAACCGTCCCTTAGGAAAACGGCCAGCACGAAGCTGCCCGCAGGCCTCACCCATGAAGGTGATGCGCGCACAAAAAATCCGCTCGGTCGAGTGAACGAAAGGCGGTTATGTGCGCCTAAGGTGTCGTCCGGGTTTCTGACGCCCGATCACGCTTTTTACTCGCGTGACGGAGTGATTATGCGACATGAGGTGTTCTCCTGTCAACTCTAAAATGGCGGCAGGGACATGCCAGAGGAGCCGCGCGAACATGGCACGGCTCTCTCCGGAGAAGGCGTCACGCGATTTTTTTCTTAAGCGCACCCAGCCGCTCGTCGACGATCGCCAGAAACGTTTGGCACTCTTCAAGCGCGGCGGAAAGTTCGGCCTGAGTCGGCTCGAACCGGATCAGAAAGAAGCGGGCCTTTTCCCACGGACCGATAAGGCGCGGATCGTAGCTGACGAAATCCACCCACTTGCGGCCAGTGCAAAGGAGCTGCACGAGCATCTGCGGCTTGTACTCTTCTGGAACAACGCCTTCAGCCACGCGGGCAAGGTGCTTTTGCGAGGAGTACGGGCACTTTATCTCGAGCAGGCCATCAGCACCGACAAGCCCGTCCGGGGACGCGCCGAAGTAGCTCACCGACGGGTGCGGGATGAAGCCGACGAGGTCAACGAGTTCGCCTGTGCGCTCCTCGTACACCTCACGCGCCTCGTCCTCATGGTCAACACCCCATTGCATTGCGGCCGTGGTGCCGATGCCTTCGCACTGCCCCGTCACGCGCTCACAGATGAGGGTTTCGATCAAGGCCTCATAGGCCGCCGTGGGCTTGCCGTCCTTGCGGCGGTTGAGCACGGCCGCGGCGCGGGATGCCGTCAGGCAACCGCACCGATCGTGGAACCACGCGGCTGTGCGCTGTAGCGGGTTACCCGCAACTTCGACTTCGGTCATTACTCAGCCCCCTTATCGGCCTCGGTAGCCATTCGCTTCAGCTGGTCGTGCCACCCGCTCGTGGTGAGAGCGCGGCGCGCGTCACTGCCGAGACCCTTCCAGAAGGCCGTATAGCCCTGCATGCCGCAGGACGCTGCGTGCTTTGCAGAGTCGACAAGTTCTTGCGTCAGTGCCTGCTCGGCCTCCTGCCTGCGGCCTGCGCCGGCGCCGTCATCATCGTCGTCAGCGGCAATGCCGAGGAAACTCGCAAGAGAGTATCGGCAGGCGTATGTGCGCGCGCTGCCCATGGCCTGAGCGGCGTTGCCGCCCTTTACCGCCGTGATCGGCATGAAAAGTTTGCCGCTCGTCAGAGTCTCGCCCTTGTGACAGAGCAGGGTCTCGACCGTCAGGCCGCCGTCTGCCGCTTCAACCTTCTGGCACAGAAAAATCCCGTGGCGGTTGAGAGCAGGTCGCGTGGCCGTGAGGATTTCATCAAGCGTGGCGTACTTGCCGTAGTTCGCCTTGCCGTTCTTCCGGACGGGGCCGAACTCTGACTGCGCAGCGGCAAGCGCGTCAAAGATGGTGGGGGCCGCCTTTGCCTCGGCGGCGGGGGTTGTGTCTGTCATGTCTGTTCCTTAAAGCAATGGGAGAATTTCGGATGCTGCGGCAGCGAGGACCGCGGCGAAGATGGCGAGCGTGATGAGGACTGGGCTCCAGTGCTTCACGTGCGCCCAACGCGCTTCTCTCTGGCCGATCTTCTTGCGCAGTTCCCTGTTGCGTAGCCACTTCGCCATTGCGGGGTCTGTGTCGAACAGGTCGTCAAGGTCTTTCATTTTCCGCAGTCCTCAGGAAAAAGTTCTTGGTAGAGCTCCAGCACGGCGTCGCGCTTTTGCGAGAGCGCATCATCGAGCTTGACGAGCTCTTCTTTCGCCTTTTCTTTCTGGCCTTTCTCGACCAGGGAGACGGCTTTCTTCAGAGCGGCCTTTTCGCCCATTGCCCACCTGCACCTGAGGAGCAGGACTCCAAGTCGCGTGTTCATATGTGTCTCCTAGTAGCCGGGCATGTGCATGAGCACAGCCAGCATCCATAAAAAAACCGCCACGAAGGCGGCCATGGTCAACGGCGTGTCGCCGTGACGGTCTGGCGTTTTGAGCCAGTCAGGCAGCTTTCGCATGCTTTGCCTCCCTCACCGTGGCAACGAATCGGGTGAGGTACCTCACCAGCTCCTCAGCGTCGGATCTCGACGCGCTCACGTTCACGTACGCGTTGAGGTTGTCTACCGTTAGGCCGCCGTAGAAATTCCATCTAATCGGCGTATAAGACAGATCAGCCTTTACGCCTCGCGGGTCAAGCTCGCGCCGGATTTCCAAGATGCTGTCCTCAACGCGATCGAGCGGGATTCCCATGACGGCCGCGTACGTGCCGCCGTAGCGCTGAAAGCACGCCTCAACCGTCGAACCGTCGAGGGTGCGAAGATAAAACCGAGGCTCGCCGTCGATAAAAAGCGGCGTCTCTTCCCAATCAACAACAACTCTTTTCATCTCAAGCCTCCTTTGCCTTGCGGCGCGCCTCTTCAATCAGCGGCCAGTCGGTCTCGAAAAAATCTCCCTCAACGCGCTCGGTGTCATCGTCGCTCACGTCCTCGTCGCAGCACACGCGCTCGACGAGCTCATAGGCCTGGTCTTCGTCGAGGCTGTCGAACGCGCAGTCTTCGATCAGGTCTGCGATGCGGCCCTCCGCCCTCTCGCGGCACTCGGCCAGCTCGCGCGATGAGCGTCTGTCTTCTGGCGGCTCGCGCCACCATGCTGGCTCAACGTAGTTCATGACTGCTCCCAGAAAAAAGAAAAGCCCCCGATTTCTCGGAGGCCCAGATACGAAAAAGCCCGCGCGAGGCGGGCCTGTGTGAATTGACGTGCAGCTCAAATTTTCTCGTTGATGCCGAGCTGCTTGAGCACCTTGTTCGCCGTCACTCTGGATGTCACCCCGCGATCAACCGTGGTTTGCTTGTCGCCAAGGCGCCAGATTTCGTGATCGCCTTTTCCTTTCCGGACAAGATAAGCGCCGTACCGAGAAAAGATCTCCATGAGTATCTTGTAGTATCCCTTCATGTCACGGAAGCGACGGAACAAGTCTCATTGAGGGGTGCACGTGGCTCACGGCGTTGCTGTTTTTGAACGTCTCTTCCATGGCCATGGCTACGCAGTCCTGAAGCTTCCGATTAAGCTCTTCAAAGGACGCGCCTTCGGTGACGATCCCAAGAACCGGCAGGAAGTCGTTGCACTCGGCGACGAGGCATTTGGCCTCGTCGTCATAGACAACATACGCCCTAACCTTCAGAGGGAGGCCAAGTTTTGCCGCAAACTTCCAGCCTGGGAATCCAACGCGATAGGAAAACATTGAAAATCCTTTTCCGCTGCAATTGATGAGCACGACACCGGCGATGAATGCCGCAAGTATTGTCAGTGCGAAGAGTGTCCACGTGGTCATTAGTGCTTGTGTTTTGGGAGGCGAAGCGCGAGGGCAAAGGCAAACACCGCGCCGACTGCGCCGACGAGTCCGAATAGTGTCCAGATGTCCATTTGCTTCTCCAAGATGTACGTCAAGGCAAGCATCTTCATTATAGGTTCTCTGGTCTGCCTTTTTGTTACGGGTAGTCGCGCGTTGCCACGGGTTGGCAGGCGGCAGACTCGGATTTGAGTTTCTTGCTATCTGCCGTGGCGTTCGAGCGGGCGATCTTGAGGCTGCCGAGGCAGCCCTGATTCGCCAGTACCGTCCTCGGTGCAACGAAGTGGTTCCCCGCTGACGGGGGAGACAACAGCCCGATATGCCGTGAACGCTGCGAGGAGCCCGTAGATTTCTGTGAGTTCCTCGAGCGTGTCCGGCGTCACGATCAGCTTTCGGTCGATGATTTCGATTTCCATCGTTTTCTCCTTTAAAAGACCCACAGATGCGCCCGCCGAGGCAGGCGCATCAATTGGCCTTTTCACAGTCGTCCTGCCGTCGCACCCAAATGGGGTCTGTTTCACGCTTATGGGCTCAGCGCCCCGGCAGGAGTCCGATCCGCTCCTCGCGTCCCGGTCTGGCTTCCGATTTGCCCCTCGGTAGCCACAGGGAAGAACTTTCGGGCTCCCCGGGGTGCCGCCCCCGGATCGTGGCCGTTTATATCTCTTTGCGCTATTTCGTAGCGCTTTCTGATATGAGCGAACTATAGCACGGCGTGCTACTCTGCGCAATATAAAAAAATGCACAGCGTGCAATGTTTGATATCGATCAAAAGTTTTGGGCACAAAAAAACCGCCTTTCGGCGGTTTGTTCGATCAGGAGAGAGTCACATGAGTCTGCCTGTCCAAAGATAGACAATTCGTCCGACGATTCGAACTCCGGAGTACGACTCCAGTGGCTGAGCCGTCTCGGTAGGATGCCCATCCGCACTCACCATCAAAACTCCGTCAAGGCGCATTGTCAGCCTGCGCAAAAGGTAGCGGCCTGCCGCAAGCAAGCAATAGCAACCGTCTTTTGAAAACCCCGGGTTGCTTGTTTCAATGAGTACTCTATCGCCTCGTTTTATCGTAGGGGCCATCGAATCGTCCTGCACGGCAGCCGCCGCGTAATCTTCTGCTTTCGCCCCTGGGAAATACTTTCTAAAAATAGATTTATCTAAATTGATCGGATCCGCCATCGTCGCCACACTCCCCTGCAACGCAATTGTCTTCACTCGGAATAGTCCGGCGTCATCGATGTATTTAAATTCGGCGGGCTGTTCTGAGTGGTCCTCGTCCATCCAACCGGCGGGCAACCCCAAACTCTCTTCTATCTTTCTTGCGATTTTGGCTCCCATCACCCTGGGTTTGCCTCTATTTGGCTGCCGGTTCTTTATGAGGGCCACTGTTGGATCGTTTCTTTTCCGCCCAAGGGCTGCGTTGAACTCGGCGATTGAGGGGTGTTTGCTCAACTGAATGAGCAAATTTGCGCGTCGGATTTCATCGATTGTAGGCATTGGAGTCTCCAGCAGTGATCCGTTGTCCATTTTATGCTAATCGTGCTACAAAACAATTGCTTGCTGTGCTATGATTGCGCTATTGAGATATAGTGTAGGTCGCTATGAAACTTACAAATTACATCGATAATTGCCCGGCGGGAGAGCAGGCGCGACTTGCTCGTGTGCTTGGATGTGACCCGTCGAGAATTTCTGAGATCAAGCTCGGGAAAAGGCTCCCGTCGCCCAGACAGGCGATTGAAATTTCGCTTGCGACAGGCCGTGCTGTAACCCCTGAAGAGTTGCTCCCGACAGAAGATTGGTCCGCGTACAGGCAGGCACTGCGCGTCAAGGCGCGGGCGGCAGAGGTCTGAGATGCACTATTACACGCACAACATTGGCGAATTCGCGGCGAAGACGCGTTTCCTGACGCCCGAGCAGATCGGCATCTATGTGATCTTGAAAGACGAATATTTTGCGAATGGCATGCGAATCGCATGCGATCGCATTGCGAACTTAATGCCACTGGAGTGCGAATCGAGTCTTCGCATCGTTTTGAAGCGTTTTTTCACTGAAAAAGACGGTTTTTATGTCTGTCATGAGTTCGATGAAGAGCTTGCTAGCTTCAAAGATAGGGGTTCGATCAACGCCGAAAACGCAAAAAAACGCTGGTCAAAGAAGCGAGTCGCATCCGAATTGTCTGCGAACGCATGCGAATCGCATGCGAACGTATCCGAAGCGCATGCGAAACCATGCCTAACCAATAACCAAGAACCAATAACCAATAACCAAGAACCAGTAGTAGTAGCTGCTCAAGAAAAAGTAGAAAAAGAAGCGAAAAAATCGAAAAGAGAGCCGACCGTTCCATTCCCTGACGAACTGCCAGCCGAATGGCGTACAGCGGCTCTGAGCATCCGCCGGGACATCACGCCTGAGCGCGTGTTCCTCAAGCTCCGCGGTCGCTATGCGCCCACGACCACCAAAAAGACGATGGGCAACTGGCGAAAAATCTTCCTCGGCTGGATCGGCCGCGAGTTCCCGGAGAGCTCTCAGAGCAAGGCAACCGTACCTGACCACAAGAACACTCACATTCGCTTCGACGAGGACTACTACGCCGATGCGAAGAAACCCGATGGAAGCATCGACTGGGGAATCTGATGAAACTCGAAAACGAATTTTTGGACGAAGCCGAACCGATGCCGCTCGGCATGCCGCTCGGCACAATCCTCAACTGCAAGGAGTTCGGCGGCTTGCACTGGCACGACGAGCAGCGCAGCTGTCCGCTTCACGGCCCGTACCTGGCGCGAGTCGTTTTTGCCAACGGCCAAAAGCAAAGCGACGGCTACTGCCCGGAATGCCACCGAATTCTCGAGCAAGAGAGAGCAAAGGTGAAGGCGGCTGAGATGGCGCAGATTGAAGCCGAGCGCGAGCTGCGACGCATCGAGGAGTCTCTCGGACGAGCCTGCATCCCCGAAGACTTTGCCGAAAAGTCCTTCGAGACTTTCGATGCCGATACCGACGAGCTCAAGCAGGCGCTGGACCTGTGCAAGCGTTTCGTCGCGGGGTGGGACAAGGCCAGGGCAGGCGGCTACGGCCTTCTTTTCTTCGGCAACCCCGGCACGGGCAAGAGTCATCTGGCGGTTTCGATCCTCAAGGAGCTTATTCCCCAGGGCGTCACGGGCCTCTACACGCGCGTGTCGGACTTAATCGGCTACATCCGCGCGCAGTGGCGCCCGGACTCCGAGACGTCTTCCTATGCCGCCGTTCGCCGGTACGTCGACCTTGACCTTCTCGTGATCGATGAGCTCGGCGTGCAGTCCGGCACCGCCAACGAGCAGGCGCTGCTCTTCGAGGTGATCGACGCGCGGCTGTCAGAGAACCGCCCGACCATCTTCCTGTCCAATCTCAAGCCAAAGATGCTTGCGCCTGTGATCGGTGAGCGCCTCGTCGACCGCATAAAGGGCAAGTGCGTTCCGCAAAAGTTCTCCGGAGAGAGCCGGCGCAAGCCGCTCTCGGCGGACGTTTTCGGGGTGGCGGTATGAGCGATTGGACAGACTTTCTACAGGGCGTCGCGATCTTGCTTTTGGCATTCGCCTGTATCTCAAACTCGCTGTGGATTCGTCAGGTCAACCGGTACTTCCGAGACCAAGAAAAGCAACGCCAACGGAACCGCAAAATCATTACGGGCTTGAGGGGCGCGGACTCCGAGGCGAAGCAGACAAACGCACACTCGCGCGAACAGGAGCCGGAAACCGCAACGAAGTCGATTTCTTCGGACTCAGACGCCATTTCCTCTTCGACGCACACCCAGTCGCGGGATCGGATTTTGTAACCAGGGACAGTGACAGAACAAAGTTTTAAACCAAGGAACGAAGTGGCAAACACGAACGAAAGATTCATGCACGCTTTGCGTTTTTGGTCGTGGCCTTTTTTCCAACGAATGTTTACCGCTTGAGGCATTTGAGTCTGTGGGATAGCAAGGATCGCGGCAACGACTGCCGCAATCGTTCCTAGGACAGTAACGAATTCCAACTTTTCCTCCGTGGGGTGGTTGATGAGCGTTCTGGGGAGAACACTTCAATCATCTCACGGGGGCCAATGAATTGGAGAATCTATGAATCTCATCGACAAAAAACAAGACGCCTACGACGAGGGACGCAAGGCCGCTCTCGCGGGCCACTCGCTTACGCAGCATCGCACGCTTTACAGACGCAGCGCCGAGCTCTGGACGCGCTTTCAACTCGGATACCTCGATACCGTCCGCGACATGCGGCGCGCTCAGGCGCAAAAGGAGGTCCAGCATGGGTAAGTCGCAACGCACAAAAGGCGCCGCCGGGGAGCGCGAGGTGTGCCGCATCCTCAACGAGGTCTTGGGCGTGGACGCGCACCGCAATCTTTCGCAAACACGTGATGGCGGCACGGACATTGCCGTCGGGCCTTTTCGCATCGAGTGCAAGCGCCGGGCGCGTATCGGCAATGTCTACGAGTGGATGGAGCAGTCCGAGGCCGCATGCTCGAAGCCCGGACAGATCCCCGTCGTCGTGGCCCGCGCAGACGGCCAGGGTTGGATCGCCATGGTGCGGATCGACGACTTTTGCCGCCTTATGGGTAACGAACTTTAGGGAGATTCCAATGGTCAAGAAAAAGCAACGGGGAGAAAAGGATGTCTTCGAAAAAAAGGGCTTCGTCTCAAGCTACCTCCCGCACACAGCTACAGAAGTCCTCGTTGAGGCCGCAAAGGCCGCAGCAAAACTGCCGGAAGACAGCTTTGAGCGCAAAAAGCTCATCGAGGACGCAATCGCCCGGGCCCGCGAACTCAGCCCCGATCGCTTCCGTCGAGAGGACAGAGATGGTGGCCGTTAGCGCAGCGGGCATTCGCATCGGCGAGGACTCTGTCTTCGCCCGTTGGACCGACCACGAAGTCGATCAGGTCCTGGCCCTGCGCGAAGAGGGCTGCGCGATACGAGAAATCGCGCGGATTATGGACATGCCGAAATCCACCGTCTGGGCCCTGTGCGCGGGGCTCATCCGCGGAAAGTTGCCGGCAAGGTATAAGCGAGTAAAGCGATGACTGACAGCAAGAAAAAGCCCGCCCGCCCGGGCTCTGAAAACTTGGTGACGATGCGGGAGCGAAGCAAGGAAGAAGCAAGAGCCTTGGGCAAGAAAGGCGGCATCGCCTCGGGCAAGACTCGCCGTGAGCGCAAGACATTCAGGGAACTCTTTAACGTTGCCCTTGCGGCCCGCAATGAGCAGCTTGGATGCACCAACGCCGAGGCCATCGTGGCCGCCATGATCGGCACGGCTCTGGACGGGGACACCAAGGCGTTCTCGGCCATTCGCGACACCATCGGCGAAAAGCCCGTCGAGACGGTCAACAGCGAGCTCTCGGGTGACGTCACCTTCAAGTGGGGCGAGAAGAAAGACGCATGACAGAGATCGTCATCCCTTATCAACCCAGGTTTCCGCAGGACGAAATCCATCGCCAGCTCGAGTCGCACCGCTTTGCCGTGCTGGTGGCGCATCGACGCATGGGCAAAACGGTTCTGGCGGTCAACCACCTCATCAAGCGCGCCATCGTCGACGGCAAGGAGCGCGGCTTTTACGCCTACCTTGCGCCATTTCGCATCCAGGCCAAGGCCATCGCCTGGGCGTACCTCAAGCACTACACGGCCCCTATCCCAGGGCTCAAGGTCAACGAGGGCGAACTCAGTATCGTTCTGCCCAACGGTGTGACCATCCGCATCTTCGGCGCCGACAACCCCGACGCGCTGCGCGGCCTGTACTTCGACGGCGTCGTGCTCGATGAGGTGGCTCAGATGAAGCCCGAAGTTTGGGGAGAGATTCTCCGCCCGGCCCTTGCAGACCGTGGGGGCTGGGCCGTCTTTATCGGCACACCCAAGGGCGTCAACCTCTTCTCCCAGACGTACGACAAGGCGCTCGAGCTCATGGGAAAAGGTGATCCAGAGTGGGTGTCCATGCTCTACAGCGTCGAGCAGACGCACGTGATACCCGACAAGGAGCTTGAGGCCCTGCGGCAGGAAATGAGCGAGAACGAGTTCAGGCAGGAATTCCTGTGCGACTTCAACGCCGCGGCGAACAACGCACTCATCAGCATCGACGACGTGCGCGCTGCAGCCGGTCGACACTACGAAGAAAAGGACTACGCCTTCGCGCCGCGCATCATGGGTGTGGACGTGGCTCGCTTTGGCGACGACGCAAGCGTAATCTTTAAGCGCCAGGGCCTTGCGGCCTTTGAGCCTATCGTCGTCCGCAAGTTCGACACGCAGGCTGTGGCCGACCGCGTGGCAATCGAAATGGTGGCATTTAAGCCTGACGCTGTTTTCATCGACGCGGGTGCCGGTGCCGGTGTTATCGACCGCCTTCACCATCTCGGGATGGACGTTACTGAGGTGCCCTTCGGCGGCCAGGCCGTGGACCCTCAGCATCACAACCGCCGGATGGAGATGTGGTGGGGTGTCCGCGAGTGGCTCCGATCAGGAGGCGCGATTCCTTCGAGCGTGCAGTTGCAGGCAGACCTTTGCGCGCCAACGTATGGCTACACCCCCGCAGGCAAGAAGATTCTCGAGCCAAAGGAAAAGATAAAAGAGCGCATCGGACGCTCACCTGACCTTGCCGACGCTCTTTGCCTGACCTTCGCCGCCCCCGTGCGCCCCGCCATCGATCGCAACCTCGAGCGCCAGATCTACGGTGATCGTCATCAGGACTGGGACGCGGACGACGAGTTTGACCGCGCTTGGCGTCGATAGTGTCCATAGACGAGACGCAAACCATGGGAGGATGCGCTCATGAAATTTGAAGTCATTTCGCCATTGGAAGCGACGCGCTCCTGTCGTGAGCTCATTGAAGAGAACTTCGCGGAGTCGGGCATGCGCGGCACCAAGCTCAAGCTGCAGGAAGAGTTCTATCGGTCCCTCGCGGGCACGCCGTCTTTCTGCATTGTGGCCAAGGTAGGTGCCGAGCCCGTGGGCCTTGTTTGCGTTCTCATCCTGCGGCACATGCACACGGACGAGTGGATCGCCACGAACGACACGCTTTTCGTGTCAAAGCCTTGGCGTCCGACGGGCGTCGGCGGCCGACTCTTCATCCGGGCCGAGCGCCTGGCCTACGAGCGGGGCGCAACCACTTTCCAATGGCAGACGGATGAGGATTCACCGCTTGATGCCGCCTTGGCGCGGCGTGAGCATTTCGAAAAACAGGTAACCTACTTTAGGAAATTGCGTCATGGGTAGCAGCGTTTTTGGAGCCATCACGGGCGGCCTTCTTGGCACGGTCGAAAGTCTTTTGGGCATGAAGGAGTCTCGGGATCAGAAGGAGCTCGCGGAAAAGCAGCTCGAGCTTCAGCGCCAGACGGCGCAGCAGGAAGAGCAGACCCGCAATAAAGCGAACCAGCGCCAGCCCGACATCGAATCGCTGTTGCAGTCAAACACGTCCAGCGGCATGGGGAGCACGTCCCTGACGGGCACCGCGGGCGCGCCTATTGACCCGACAAAGCTGGGCAAGGGCAATAGTCTTCTGGGCGGAGGCCTGTAACCATGCCCGTGACGGATCCCAAAAGCGTACGCCAGCGCTTCCAGGAGCTCAAGGACCAGCGGAGCCAATGGGAGCCGTTATGGCAGGACATCCGCGATTACGTTGTGCCTGATCTCGGAGTCTTCCCCGGCGAAGAGCAGACCGAAGGCGGCAAACGCTACGCGCGGCTCTATGACGCCGAGGCAACGTGCTGCGCCGATATTCTGGCAGCGGGGTTGCTCAGCGGCGTCTCCTCGCCCTCTCGCCCGTGGCTCAAGCTCACGACGATGGACCCCGACCTCGACAAAGTGCCGGGCGTCAAGGAGTACCTCGCGGAGCTCGAGCACCGAATGCTTCTGCGCTTTGCCAAGGCCGAAGCGTACAACGCGCTCCATCAGTCCTACGTTGAGCTTGCCGCTTTCGGGCAGGCCTGCACCATTATCAAGCCGCACCCGAGCCGCTTGCTTGCCTTGCAGAACCTTACCATCGGCGAGTACTGGCTCAGTGCCGACCCGTACGGTACAGTCGACACGATGTACCGCAGGTTTCGCATGACCGCCAAGCAGATGGTACAGCAGTGGGGTCTGGACGAGGTTTCTTCCCAGGTCAAGTCCGCCTACCAGGCCGACCCGTTCAAGCGCTTTGATATCGTCCACGCCATTGAGCCGCGATGGGACCGCGACGAGGCCAAGCGCGACAAGCTCAACAAACCATTCAAGTCGATCTACTTCGAAGAGGGACAGGACGATTCGCTCCTCTCTGAGTCTGGCTTTGATACCTTCCCCGTCATGTGCCCGCGGTGGATGACGTGCGGTCCTTCGGTGTACGGCCGCGGCCCCGGCGCTCGGGCCCTGTCGGCGAGCAAGTCTCTGCAGCGACTGCAAAGCCGCCTCGCCACGCTCGTGGATTACCAGACGAACCCGCCGCGCAGCTACCCCGCCTCATACAAGGGCACGCTCTCCGAGTTTCGGCCTGGGGGACTTATCCCCATCACGACGCAGGACCAGCCTGCGCTGCGCGTGGCCTGGGAGCCTGCGGGCGACGCCAATGCCGTGCAGGCCCTCATCATGGCCCGCAAGCAGGAGATTCAGCGTTACTTCTTTGCGAACGTTTTCCAGATGATCGCCGCCAGCGCGGGCGATCAGCGTACGGCCACGGAAGTGCAGGCTCTCGAGCAAGAAAAGGTCTTGCTCCTCGGTCCCGTGCTCGAGCGCCTGCACTCCGAGTTGCTCGATCCGCTTGTCAGCACGACCTTCAACTTGATGGTCGAAAACGACGAGCTTCCCCCGAACCCACCAGATGAGCTGCTCAATCGCAACCTCAGCGTCGAGTACATCAGCGTCTTGGCCAAGCAACAGAAGAACGCCAGCATGCAGGGCATCGTCAATGCGGTCACGCAGATCGGCGCTCTGGCGCAGATGAATCCGACGGCTCTCGACAAACTCGACACCGACGCTGTGATCGATGAGCTGGCGGATATGAACGGCGTGCCGCCCTCGCTCATTGTGGCCGGCCAAAAGCTTGCCCTGATTCGTCAGACTCGCGCCGAGCAACAGCAGGCCTTGGCTCAGCAACAGCAGTTTGCCGAGGCCGCCAAGGTGATGAAGGACGTGGGATCCGCAGCCGACTCACAAGGGCTCCAGCAGGCCTTGGCCGAGCCCGCTTACTAATGGTGTCCATACAGGGAGCAAGACATGGATCAGACTTTGCCGCAAGAAGAGGGCATTTTCGCCGAACAGGACCGCATCAAGCTCGAAGCCTTGGAGGCCAAAAAGCGCGAGGGGCTGCTCGACGCAGACCTGCGTTCTGTCCTATCCACAACCACGGGACGCAGGGCGCTCAAGTGGATCCTCGATCAAACGGGCTTGTTCGAGTCGGTGAGCTCCACAGATCCGACATCGATGGCGCTTCTTTCCGGACGCCGCGATGCGGGCCTTGCGATCGCACGCCGCCTGCAAAGCGTCGATGAATCACTCTTCTACCAAATTTTCAAGGAGTCCGATAGGTGACTGAAGAAATCGCAACCACCGAAGCGCCGGCAACTGAAGTTGTCGAAGACGGCATCGGTGTTGAAGCTCCCGCCCAAGCCCCTGCGGCTGAAGGCACCGCTCCCCAGACCGCGCCCCAGACCGAGGCTGATGAGGCCGGCATCGGGGCAGAGCCAGAACAGCAGGCCGCTCCTGCGGCGGCCGAGTACACCACGGACGGGATCGAATTGCCCGAGGGCATGGAGCTTGATACGAAGGCCGTGGGCCAGCTCGCCGATGTGTGCCGTGAGCTGAAGGTTTCGCCAGAGGCCTTCCGCACCATCACGGCCAAGATGACGCCCGTTCTCGCTGCCCGTCAGGCTGAGCAGTTGGGCGAAGTGCGCAAGGCATTCTTGGCTCAGGGTCGCGCCGACAAGGAAATGGGCGGCGTGAACTGGGCGGCAACTAAAGCCACGGCCGGCAAGGCCTTCGCCAAGTTCGTCGACCCTGAGACGCGCAGCCTCTTTGTCAAGCTTGGCCTGGATTGTCACCCGGGCGTGATCCGCGCGTTCAAGCGCATCCAGGAGTCCGTCTCCGACGACGTGGTCGTGCGCGGCGAGACGGCGGCACAGCGCGACGTGCTCAAGAACTTCTACGACCATTCGGACATGAACTAATTATTAACCCTAACCAGCAAGGTGAAAAATGGCTGTTCTCACTTCCACGAAGTACGCGACGCTTGCTGATTTGGCCTCTCGCCTTGACGGCGAGGGTCGAATCGCTCCGATCGCTGAAATCCTCAACCAGCAGTTGCCCATTCTGAATGACTTGGGCTTTGTTGAATGCAACAAGACCGACGGCTACCTGCACACGATTCGCACGGGTCTGCCCACCCCGACGTGGCGCAAGCTCTACGGCGGCGTGCAGCCCTCCAAGTCCACGACCGCTCAGGTCACGGACACGTGCGGCAACCTCGAAGCCTACGCTGAAGTCGACAAGGATATTGCCGATCTGAACGGCAACACGGCCAGCTTCCGCCTCAGCGAAGACCGCCCCTTTATCGAATCCATGGGCCAGACCATGGCCGAGACGATGTTCTACGGTGACACCACCAAGAACCCCGAGCGCTTCACTGGTATCGCGGCCCGCTACAACCGCCTGCCCGGTGCGAAGGCTCCCGCCTCCTCGCGCAACGTGATCAGCTGCGGCGGCACGGGCGAGCACCTCACGAGCATCTACTTCATCAGCCACGACGTCTTCCATGGCATCTACCCGAAGGGCTCGAAGATTGGCCTGTCCAAGTCCGACAAGGGACAGGTGACGATCACCAAAGAAGACGGCTCGCGCTTTGAGGCTTACCGCACGCACTACAAGTGGCAGGCCGGCACGATCCTTGATGACTGGCGCGGTTGCGCCCGCGTGTGCAACGTGGCCCTGTCGGGCACGGCCACCACGGGCGACGCCTTGATCAAGGCCATGATCGAAGCCAAGAATAAGATCGAAGCCAAATACTTGGCCAAGCTCAAGATCTACGTCGCGCGTGACGTCAAGACCGTCCTGGAGCTCGCGGCTCTGGATAAGTCCGCTTCGTGCCTGTCGATCACGCAGGCCGCGGGTCAGTTCCAGACCAGCTTCTTCGGCATTCCCATCGAAGTGTGTGACGCGATCAGCACTTCTGAAACTCAGGTTCAGTAAGGAGGAAAACGATCATGCGCTTTGACGAAAACCTTTACACGAAGATGACCCTCACGGGCACGAGCGTGTCCTCCGATACGTTCGACCTCGGTTCCGCCGGCATTGCCGAGGGCCCGGGCGTCTTTGTCGTGACCGTCACGACGAAGGCCACGGCCGCCACGAAGGTTGAGCTGCAGGCCTGCGACGACAACGCCACGTTCGCCGCCGTGGGAGCCGCTTCTATTGCCGCCAACTCCGACGTCGGCACCCAGGCCGTCATCGATGTGCCGCCGGGCGTGGGCCGCTACCTCAAGCTTGTGGCCACGGGCACGAGCATGGGCGGGGCCCTGGAAGCGGGCTTTACGCTCGCGGCCACGTCGGCCAAGGGCATCGAAGACTATGCCGCAAACTAAGAGGGTGTGATCCTTCTATCTCGCAGGCCACGGCCTGTGTCGCGGGGGCCTGGTGCCCCCGTTTTCGTATGAGGTAAAAGATGGCTACTGTCGTCGACATTTGCAACCGCGCTTTGGTTCTTCTTGGTGACCGCGGCACCGTCTCTTCAATCGATCCGCCCGAGGGTTCGGCGCAGGCCGACCATTGCGCTCGCTTCTACCCGATGGCCCTGAAGGAAGCCCTGACAGCCTTCCCGTTCTCTTTCTCCATTAAGCGAGGCACCCTGCCGCGCTCTGCCACGCAAGTCGTGGGGGAGACCGACAAGTACGCGTTTGTCTTGCCGTCCGACTGCCTGTACCTCGTTGAGGCCTACTCGCAGGACAACCGCAACCTTCCCGTCGAGTACAACATTGAGCAGATCGGCGGCGTGCGATGCGTGATCAGCAACCAGCCTTCGATGTGGGCCAAGTACGTCTCGGGCGAAGTCAACGCTTCGACCTTTACGGCCTACTTCGAGTCGGCCCTCACGCACCGTCTGGCGGCGTTTCTGGCGGGGGCGTTGATGCCCGGCTCAAGCGGGATCAGCCAGGCGCAGGATCAGCTCAAGCTCTACGAGTACGAGATCCAAAAAGCGATCGGCGCGGACGTGATCCAACAGCGCGTTCAGCACAAGCAGGTCACGATGCTGATGGGTGACTACACGGGCGATTTGACGGGAGGCGCCTATGTCTACGACTAAAGCCATCCAAGTCTCCTTTGCCGGCGGAGAGTTGTCCGAGTCCATGTACGGCCGCATGGATGACCAAAAGTACCAGACGGGCCTTGCCAAGTGCTCGAACTTTTTGGTCTTGCCGCAGGGCGTGGTCCAAAATCGGCCTGGCTTTTCCTACGTCAATGCCGCCAAGTACTCGGACAAGCCTGTGCGCTTGATCCCGTTTCGCTTCAACTCGGAGCAGACCTGTGTGATTGAGCTCGGCGACAAGTACGCCCGCTTTCACACAATGGGCGCGACGCTCTTAGCAGAGGGCGGGGAGCCTTATGAGATTGCCACGCCCTGGGACGCCAAAGACGTATTTGATCTGCACTATGTGCAAAGCAACGACGTGCTCACGTTTGTGCATCCGCACTACCCGCCCCAAGAGATGCGCCGTTATTCTTTGACGGACTGGCGCGTTGAGGCTCCCGATTTTGGCTTGAAGCTTGACGCGCCCAAGGGGGTGAGCGCCAGGCGCAAGACGAGCGCCGACAACGATAGCAACGCGGAAAAGTACACGTTCGACTACAAGGTCAGCGCTCTGAATTCCGACAAGACGCAGGAGGGCCCTGCCTCCGAAAAGGTCACGGTGACCGCGAACCTCTACGCCACGGGCACCACGGTTGAGATCAGTTGGGAGGCCGTCGCGGGCGCGTCGTTCTACCGCGTGTACAAAAATAAGGGCGGGTTGTATGGCTACATCGGCGACACCGAGGACCTGTCCATCATCGACGACGGCATCGCGCCCGAGACGGACGTCACGCCCAGACGGCTTGACGAAGTCTTCAAAGCCGCAAACGCCATCACTTCTGTGACCGTCACCAACGGCGGATCTGGCTACTTTCAGAATCTGCACGGCGCAAAGCTGCCCGAGGCCTTTGCCTTGGACAAGCCCGACGAATGCTCGGTCTACTACGCCACGAGCCGCAACCCGCGCACGCTCCCCTTCAGCGGGAACATCTCCAAGCCCGGCAGGCCGCAAACCTCATACAGCGGAGGCTCCTCGGGGCAGGCAATGATCGACAAGACTCTGATTGAGATCGTCGACCTTGCCGGCACGGGTTCGGGCGCTCAGGTGTCGGCAACCTTCGTGACGGGGACGGGAACCTACGAAGTGCCGGACTCAGTGGAAGGCTTCGACACGTTCACGTACACCTATGCCACCGTTACGTCCGTGACGATCACCGAGGCCGGCAACAGCTACAAGAAGCCCGCTCTGCGCATCTACACGGAGTACTTCAGATATGGCGCTCTGGGCTATAAGAACTACATGACCTACCGCTACACGTGGGAGCTCGAGCGCCTGGACACGGGCATCACCCTGAACGTCATCGACAGCACGGGGCGTGGCGCAGAGCTTGAGGCGCAGGTTGTAGACGGGGCCATCGCGAGCGTCAAGGTTCTCAAAGGCGGCGAAGGCTACACCGATCCTCAGATTCGGGTGATTTCCACAACCGGTACGGGCGCAGTCCTCGATCCCGTTGTGTCGGAGGGTGGCAGCTACCCCGCCGCCGTGGGTTACTTCGAACAGCGCAAATGTTTCGCGGGCATGGCCATGGACCCGCAGGCTTTTGTGATGACACGCACGGGGACCGAGACCGACATGTCCTACTGCCTGCCTTACAAAGACGATGATCAGGTTTACGCGCGTTTGGCTTCCAATGAGTTCGACTCCATCGAGCACATCGTCAGCCTCGGGCAGATGATCCTGCTGACCTCTGGCTCGGTGGCCGTGATCAGCACGAAGAACTCGGACGCCATCACGCCCGATTCCGTGAACGCCGTGGTGCAGTCTTCCGTAGGAGCCACGACGGTGCGGCCCCTGGTGGTCAACAACGTGGTCTTGTATGTCGGTGCGGCGGGCGCTCACGTGTGGGAGCTCGGGTATCAGTACGAAAAGGGCGGATACGTGCCAGGCGACATGTCCCTGAGAGCGGCGCATCTTTTTGACTTCAAGACGATCGTCGACTCGGCGCAGTCGCGAAGCCCCACGCCCATCATGTGGTTTGTCTCCTCCGACGGCAAACTGCTGGGCATGACGTACATTCCCGAGCAGGCCATCGGCGCGTGGCATCAGCACGCGACGGACGGGTCTTTCGAGTCCTGCACCTCGGTGATCGAAGACGGCGAGGACCGCCTCTACTGTGTGGTGCGCCGTGAGATTCAAGGGCAGATCGTGCGCTATATCGAACGCATGAACTCGCGGCAGATCGTCATGCTCGAGGATGCGGTCTTCGTCGATTGCGCGGGGCAGTACAAGGGGCCCGCCACAACCGAGATCAGCGGCCTGACGTGGCTCGAGGGCAAGACCGTTTCGATCCTTGCCGACGGCGCGGTGCGCCCGCAGCAGACCGTGGTCGACGGCAAGATCACCCTGGACGCGCCGGCAAGCGTGGTGCAGGTAGGTCTGCCGTACACGTCGGACCTTCAGACCCTGCCCGTGACGCTCTCCATCCCCGGGTACGGGACGGGCAACACGAAGAACGTGAGCCGAGCGTTCATCCGCGTGCGGCAGTCAAGCGGCATCTTTGCCGGCCCGTCGTTCGACGAAGCCGACATGATCGAGCACAAGCAACGCACCACGGAACAGCCGGGCACGCCTCCGAGTCTTGTAAGCGGTGTCATCGACCTACAGCTCTATGGTAAGTGGACGGACTCGGGCGCGATCTGCCTGCGACAGAGCAACCCCTTGCCGCTCGAGGTGTTGAGTGTGACGTTAAAGGTCGACTACTAACCGTCCATAGAAGAGCGATCAGAAGGGGTACCTTCTTGGCAAACTCAAGAGGTACCCCTATGCCTTCCAATTTCACAGGCCTGACGCAATCGGGCTACTCTCAAATGACGCCCTACGGGGCTTTCCAAAACGTCGGCGATAGCATTGAGAAGATGCCAACGGGCGGCTCCGATTTCGTGCAGGGCATGAAGTGGGGATATGCGGGCTCGCAAGCCTCCGTCGGCGTCTTCACGGCCTGGCACGAGGCCCGCTATCAAAGAAGCATCCTATACATGCAGGCCCAGCTTCAGGACATGCAGACCAAGCAGCTCGACACCGCCGCCGATGATGCGATGCGTGCGGGCTACCAGCAGGCCGCTTCAATCTCTTTCCAGGCCGGCCAGGCCAAGGGCTCCCAACGCGCCAGCATGGGCGGCTCGGGTCTTCAGGTAGGCGTGGGCTCGAGCGCCCGAGTTCTGACGAGCATCGATATCGCCAAAGAGATGAATGTGAACCAGGCCTTGGCCAACGCCGTCACGGCCTCTTTTGGTTACCGCCGGGCGGCAACGAATTCGCGTGCCGAAGCCATGGCCATCCGTCAGACGGCCTCCAACATCAAGCCGTGGGCCGCGGCCCTCTCGCAACTGGTGAGCGCATCGATGAATGCGATGAGCATGAGCGGCTTTGGTGGCGGCTCGAGCGCAGGCTCTTCGATGGGCGGCAGTATCGACTTGAGCAATCTGAGCTCTGCGGCAAGCGACAACGGGCAGGCGTTCAGCATTGCCGGAAACTTCTCGTGGTGACGTAAATGGCAAACATGCAGGTACCTAATCCTTACTCCCAGGGAGTGCAGGTAACCCGTCCGACGGAGATGGGTCTTGTCTCCGCGCCCCTACAGAACAACCCCGCGAATGAGCGTGCGGCCGACTATGCCGCGCATCAGAAAGAGTTCGCGCAGGCCATGCAAAAGTACCAGGACGAGGTCGATCGTACGCGCGTGATGGACCTCACGAACCAACTCGACGACGTGGTTCAGGATCTTACCTATGGCGAGAAGGGCTACCAAAAGCTCGAAGGCGTCAATGCGCTTGAGCGCCCCGACGGCAAGAGTCTTGCCGAGGAAATGGACGATGGCTATCAGACCCGCGCCGCCGCCATCATCGCCAAGGCCGGTAATCAGAAACAGCGCATGATGATCACTGAGATTTCATCCCGCATGCGCCAGGGTCTGCGCGGCAACGTTGACGGATGGATGGTCCGCCAACAGCAGGCCTACACGGCCGCAGTTGAGGCAGACAAGCTCGAGCGTGCGGGGCGCAAGGCTCTCTCGACAGACCCCGCCGAGTCCGAATCGGGCTTTTATCTTCTGCGCGAAACCGTCAGCCAGCAGGCCAAACGCAAGGGGGTGCCCGCGGACTATGCGAGCGTACTCGGTCCTCTGCACCTCGAGCGTGCCGCCGACATCGTCGACGCTCAGGGATCGGACGCGGGCAAGTCCTACCTCAAGCGCTACCGTCAGGAGATGACGCCGGCGCAGATCAGCAAGCTCAACGACATCATCGACAGCCGCCGTGAGGCCGAAACGATCACGAACCTGACGGGAAACATCCTCTCCAAGGGCTACAGCAAGAAAGACGCTCTGGCGCAGGTTGACTCGCGTACCGCTCCCGAGATTCGCGGCAAGGTGCGCAAGCTTGTCGAGGATGCCTACGATACGGTCGAGGTTGCCCGCAAGGAGCGCGTCGACGAGCTGACGAACGAAATTTACAAGGCCTACGCCAACCGCCAGGCAATTCCAACCCTCGTCAAGCAAGAGCTCAAGGAGCTCGACCCGAAAAAGTACACCTCGCTCTTCGACGGTGACGGCGTCTTTTTGGAGTACGGCAAAGCGCCGGCGAACTCGGATTCGCAGACTCTTGCTTACCTCGAGGGGCTGGAGTGGGTCGACCCCGACGAATTCTCCCTGACCTCGCTCGAGCAGTACGCGCACAAACTGAGCAAGGCCGACTACACGCGCTTGCAGACCGTGCAGGAAAAGTACGGCAACAGCAACTACAAGCAGTTCCAAAAGGAGCTCAAGCTGCGCATGCAGATGGACAAAATCGACCCGTCGACGCCCAAGGGCAAGAAAATCCTCAAGGCCGGCGAGATCGCCTACGATCAGGCGGCCCTCAACTACAAGGGCGGTATCCCCAAGGAACAGCGACAGGACATTGTCGCCACGATCTTTACCGAGACGCCCGGGTTCTTCAGCGACACGCCCATGTACTCGCGCATCCTTGAAAAGCCCGATCAGAGTGTCTCGCAGACGCTCATGGAATACAGGGCCGTCAACGAGCAGGGCGCAAAGGACTACTACGCCAAGCGCGTCGAAGACTTCAAGGACATTACGGGCCTGGACAGCATGCCGACGTGGGAGAACCTCAACGACACGCAAAAGCGGGCCTTCATCTCCCTAGCCACAGGCTTTGGCTGGCCGTCGGATCTTTTCGAAGAGGCACGCAAGAAGGTGTCCGACTACATGCAAGAGGACGCCCGCAAGGGCATCTACCACAAGGTCGACAACCAGACCGTTGAGGCCATGCTTGTTTACAGCCTCTTCAAATCCAAGAAGGCCCCGCCCTCGGCCGTGGTCAAAGAAAAACAGAGCACCGAACAGGACTAAGTGATGCAAGAGATAAATGAATCTGTGGCGACCGACGGCGTCGATCAGATGCTGGTCCCCGAACCAAAAGCCCCTGAGCGCGAGTTTGACCCGTTCAAGTATCAGGAGCAAAAGCTGATCAGCCCTGCGGCAGACGCCATGGGCGCAGACGAAGCCAAGGCCGTACGCTCCCGACAGATTGCCAAGGATCTGGGCGTGTCCCGCACGGCCGTTGACCTGAACTACGACAACATGCAGACGCTGGCCGAGAAAGCGGACCGACGGCGCGCTCTGTCGCGTGCGCCGTCCGTGGCTCGGTGGGCGGTCAAAAACCCGTACGACGCCGCCGTTCTAAAAACCGACATCGGTTTCTTTGAGGGCATTGAAAACGAGATCGGCCAGATCGGCTCGTCGATCTCCCGCGGCTTTAAGGTTGGCGATATGGTGGCCGAGCAGGGCGCGGATTGGGCGCGTCTTGGCAACGCAAAGCCGAGTGAAGATTTTCTCAAGTCCGACAAAGCGCGCGATCAGCGCATGCAGGATCTGACGGCCGGCGATGACGGCTTTTTCTTTTCGGCCTCGCAGGTCGTCGGCACGATGTACCGAGGGATGATTGAAGGCCTTGAGGGCGGCGCGGCAACGGCGGCCTTGGGCGGCGCGGCAATGGCTGCGGGCGCCATCCCCGTGGCGGGGCAGGCACTTGTCGGCGCGACCGCCATCGGGTCTGCCGCTTACGGCACGTATCTGATCGAGGGCGGGCTCAACCTGAAGGAGCAGTACGACGAGGGGGTTGACTACGACAAGGCACGCACCATCGCCACGGGCGTGGGCTTTGCCAACGCCCTGACGGAAATGGTTGGCCTGCACCTGCTGGGCAAGGCGGCGGCACCAGCCCTGCGGCCTTTGGTCAAACGATTTTCTCCCAAGACTGTCGCGTCCCTCGAGAACATCACTACCCTCGGCGCTCTGCGCGACGCGGCCAAGATGCTGGCCGTCGGCACCGGGCAGGAAGTGGTGACGGAAGTCATTCAGGAAGTTAACGCGATTGCAGGCGAAGAGCTTGGCAAAGCGTGGTCCGGAATCGACAGCGACCTGACGGCGGAGGCTTTCGTCGACCGATTGCGCGATGTGGCCGTGCAGACGGCCAAGGCCATGGTGGTACTCGGCGGCATCTCGGCGGGCCCGGCAATCGTGGCAAACATGAACCGCGTCCGTGTGGCCAAGCAAAACGCCGAAGCGTTGGGACGCATCCTCGACAACTACAACGCCTCCCAGGCGGCCAAGACCTCGCCCGAGGTGGCCGAGGAAGTGCTCGACTCGCAGGCCAAGGAAGCAGGCGCAGACACGGTGTGGATCGACGCGCAGAGCCTGCGCCAGACGATGATCGAGCAGAGTGTCTCGGTTGAAGAGCTGCAGACCGCGTTCCCCGAGATGGCCCGTCAGGTCAACGAGCAGGCCGCCGTGGGCGGTGACGTGAGCGTGCCTCTGGCCAAGTTCGCCTCCAAGCTCGGGAGCACGAACCTCGGCCTGGCCCTGCGACAGCACGTGCGATTCAATCAGGACGGGCTCTCAGAGTACGAGGCCGCGCAGGTTGAAACGGCATACAAGCAACTGAGAACCGACGCCATCAAGGCTGCGCTTGACCCGAACGCCCAAGAGGCGACGTTGCCGACAGAACAGCAGGCACGCCGCAAGGCGGACCGCAACGCCATCAATGCCTTTAAGGCACAGATGAGCAACGGCCTTCAGGCCGCCGGCATGCGGCATAACGAGGCACGCACGCAGGCGTCCCTGGCCGCCAACATGGTGGCCAAGCTCGTGAACGACACGGGCATTCCCGCCGCACGCTTTATCGAATCGTACGCGCCGAGTATCGCCATCAAGTCAAGTGGTGGCACATCTGTTGCTGACGGCGGCGTGGGTAAGTTTTACCAGGGTGAAAATCGCTCAATTCAAGAGCAGAGTGAGTTTCAGGCAACGCTCAAGCGGTGGCTTTCTAAAGATGCCGTCACGGCAGCCAAGGGTAAGTCTCTCAACGAGATTATCTTGCAGTTTGGGAACCAACTGGAACCGATTGCCTTTGTCCCTGAACGCTTTTTGAAGAGCATTTTCTCTTCAGACATTACGGATAACCGCGTTTATTCAGGGAAGGGATATTTCCTGGATCATGTTGTTAATCATCATCCACAAGACATCGCTCTGTCTGACTACATGCGTTTGCAAGAGATGCTCTCAGAACCTGATGAGGTCATCATTGATAGGAGGGGCGGGAAAGAGGCTGCGATCTTTATCAGGAAGTATGACGCATCCTACATGGCGGTCGTTAAGGTAGAAAAGACTCTGGATGGTCGTCTTCAGCTCTACAAGTCCTTGAACAAAACCACAAAAGAAAAGCCCTATCCAAAGTTGGCTAGGGCTGAGTTGCCTGTGCACGCCCACCCCGAAACAATCGGGGATTCCTCACAATCCGTTCACGCTGAAAAGGATCAGCGCACGCCGGGAGGCGACAACTTTTCCGAGATCGGAAGAGCGTCGTGT